GAAAGTCTGACAATACCTGTAGATGATGTTTCTAAGGTTTATGTTAATTCAACTTTTTCAGGGATGAAAGTTTTTTGGACTATGGTGTAAATAAATGAATTTGATTCATAATCCAAAAATATTAATTAAAAGGTTTAGTGGCGCAGGATATGTGCCATTGGCCTCGCAGTTAAATGTTGGGGAGCTTGGAGTCAATTACACGGATTCCAAGGTTTATACAAAGAATCAGGCTGGTCAAGTTATTGATGTTAGCAAAATGTCCAATTTGTCAAACATTGATGATGTTAATATAACTAGCGCCCAGAACGATGATTTATTGAAATATAATTCAAGTTCTTCAAAGTGGATTAATTCCGGTTTTATTGATGGTGGAAACTTTTAACATTAAGGAATATGGTCATGGCTAACACGGTACGAATCAAAAGGCGACTTTCAGGAAGTCCAGATGCCCCATCAACTTTGGCAAATGGAGAGCTTGCCTATAACGAGGTGTCAGACACCCTATACTATGGATCAGGTAGTGATGGCGGTCAAGCTATCAATGTGATACCTATCGGTGGTCAAGGCGCATATTTTAATTTAAGCGCAATCGCAGGGAATGAAGTTTATTCAAACACTGTTTTTACTTCAGGTTATCAAGTAACATTTTCCGGGACTGTGTCCGGCGATGGTTTGTACGATTACCTTGGCACTATACCTTTAGATGTCCTTGCTCCAGCTGAAAACAACATCAACCTTAACAGTCATAAGATAATTAATCTTGCTGACCCGGTTGACGCCAACGATGCAGCAAACAAGGGGTATGTAGACGCAGCAAGGTCTGGTCTTGATGTTAAGGCGTCATGTCGTGCAGCTACTGTTTCCAATATTACTCTTAGTGGAACGCAGACGATTGACGGCGTTTCTTTGCTTGCTGGCGACAGGGTTCTAGTCAAAAACCAAACAGCTGGAGCTGACAACGGTATTTACATTGTCGCTTCTGGGGCTTGGTCAAGGTCTGCTGATGCAGACTCAAGCTTAGAGTTTAACTCTGGCATGTTTATTTTTGTTGAGGAAGGGACAGTCAACCTAGGTCGTGGTTATGTTCTTACTACTCCAAACCCAATAACTCTTGGCACGACAGAACTTGAATTTACTCAGTTTTCAAGCCTTGGGGCAATTACTGCCGGAATTGCTTTAAGTTTTTCAGGCACTACCCTTAATGTAAATGTTGACAACACTAGCGTTGCAATTAATGCTTCCAACGAAATTGAAATACATTCGTCTTGGGCTGGTCAATCAGCAATAAATACTGTTGGAACCATTAGCACTGGGACTTGGGAAGCTGATATTGTGGCTTTAGATTACGGTGGCACTGGCGCTGATTTAAGCGCAGAAGCCAATGGAACCATATTTAAAAAGTACAACACAGGTTTTGTAGCTGCTTCGGCAGGGACTGATTACCTGAATGATTCTTCCACCATTGACGGGGGAACATTCTAGCAAGTGTCAAACACAATAAAGCCAAAAAGGTCGTACACAACATCAGCTGTTCCCAGCGGTCTTTCCGCTGGCGAATTAGCTATTAATGCTGCTGATGGCAAAGTGTGGATTGGTTCTGCTCTTGGTGCTAATGTTTTGGTTGCCAGTCTGTCGTTAAGCGACATAAATGGATCCACGACAAACATTACTGAAGGAACCAATCTTTTTTACACTGACTCACGATCTCGTTTGGCTTTATCAGCAGGGACAGGGATTAGTTATGACAACACAACTGGAGTTATCACTAATTCTTCCCCAGATCAAACAGTAAAATTGACGGCAGGTACTGGGATTTCCACTAGCGGAACTTATCCAAATTTTACAATAACGAATTCTTCACCAGACCAGATAGTTTCGCTTACTGCCGGAACCGGGATAGTGGCTTCTGGGACTTATCCGTCATTTACAATTTCAGCAGACGCAGCCAGTGCAAACACCGTCTCCAAATTAGTTATTCGTGATTCCAGTGGAAATTTCTCTGCTAACACAATCACGGCTAGTTTGACTGGCACGGCGACCAAAGCAAACAATTTGACTGGCGGGAACAAGACTACCCTTCTTGGATCTATTCCGTATCAATCTGACACTGACACTACTTCCTTATTAAGTCCAAATGTTAACTGGGCGCCAAAGTTTCTTTCACAGTCAGGTGATGGCACAAACGGAAAAGCTCCAGTATGGTCTAGTTTATCTCTGATGGATATCGGAGGCGTCAACCAAGGGGGGATCCTGTATGGTGGCGCTTCATATCCTTATTCAACTCAACCGGGAACAGTTGGCCAGCTTTTGGCCAGTGGAGGAACATCCTCACCAACTTGGACTAATCCGTCATCATTGACAGTTGGTTTGGCTACAAGCCTTGTAGGCGGTAATGGAACTACTTTGCTTGGCTCAATTCCGTATCAATCAGGAACTGACACCACATCTTTGCTAAGCCCAAACACTAGCTCGACTATAAAATTTTTGTCGCAGACTGGCACTGGAACCAATGGTGCAGCTCCCGTTTGGTCTACATTGACTTCGTCAAATATTACAACAGCACTTGGTTTTACTCCATACAACAGCACTAATCCAAATGGATATACAAGCAACACTGGTACAGTGACATCTGTAGGAATGAGCGTTCCGACTGGGCTGTCAGTCAGCGGGTCGCCTGTCACCTCAACAGGTACATTAGCTGTGACATTTTCTGCTGGGTACTCCATACCAACGACAGCCAGTCAAACTCAATGGGACTCAGCATATAGCAATCGAATTTCATCCTTGACCACTACTGGGTCGTCAGGGTCTGCGACACTAGTGTCAAACACTTTAAATGTCCCGACCTACACGCTTTCAGGGCTTGGGGGTCAACCGTTATCAACAAACCTTACTTCGCTTTCAGGGCTGACTTATTCCTCTGCGTCATTTGTTAAGATGACTTCGTCTGGCACTTTTTCTCTGGATACCGCAACTTACCTAACCGGAAATCAATCTATTACTTTGTCAGGTGACGCAAGCGGATCAGGGACAACTTCCATTGCTGTAACTCTTGCAACAGTATCAGCCACCAAGGGTGGAACTGGCCAAACAAGCTATACTCTAGGAGACATCCTCTACTGCTCTGCAACCAATGTTCTTTCTAAGCTTGCAGGAAACACTACTTCGGGAAAACAGTTTTTATCGCAGACCGGAACCGGAACTGTATCCGCAGCACCTGCGTGGGCAAGTTTAAATTCTTCTGATATAACAACCGCCCTTGGATTTACACCTGCATCTCCGGGAGGAAGCAGCGGACAGTTTCAATACAACAATGGATCTGGAGGATTTTCTGGAACTAGCGCTTTACAGTATCAAGCTACGGCAACTGAAGACATAAGAGTTTATGGGACTTCTACTTCACGGGTGCCATTTTCTGTTAATGCGCCACCTAGCATGTCTGCTAATATATTTGAAATAACTAGTCAACAAACAATTCCTTATATAACTGTTGACAATTTTGGAGCATTTAGTGTTTTACAAAACGATATAATTGGCTGCAACAATATTATTTTTAAAAACAGCTCAAATAACCGAACAATTACATTAGCAAGACCTTCCACTTTTGCAGCTAGTTTCACACTAACTTTACCAACTTCTGCTGGAAGCTCTAATCAGCACCTTATGACTAATGGTTCAGGAACTTTATTTTGGGGCAGCTACATAGCAAGCTTGAGTGGTGGAAACAGCACTACATTATTAGGATCAATTCCTTACCAAAGCGATGTTAATACAACCACTCTTCTAAGCCCTAATACTACTACTACTAAAAAATTTTTACGCCAAACAGGAACTGGAACAAACGGCGCAGCTCCTGTTTGGGATACTTTGACATCGTCAGACATTGGTCTTGAAAATGTAGAAAACACGGCTATTTCTACTTGGGCTGGTAGTACTAACATTACAACAGTTGGTGAAGTTACTACTAGAAATCTTGCTGTTGTTCCTGTTGCAAGCACAGGAAACCCAAGTCCTTCAGTTACTGTTACTGCTCCTGCTCATACAGGCTTAACAGCTTCTACAGAATCCAATGACTTAAATATAAATCTGTCAAGAACGGCACAGTTTGCAACTGGCGCATTAACTACTCAAAGAGCAATTAGAATACAACCTCCAACTTATAGCGCTGTTGGAGCTAGTGTAATCACAAACGCTTCGACTGTGTCAATTGATAATCCACCTGCTGCTGGATCTAATGTTACTATAACTAATCCTGCTGCATTAAATGTGGGAACATCTAATGGGGTTGGGATAATAATATCCGGTGTTCAAAATCAATCTTATGATCTTTTCAGAGCAAACATAACAAATATAGATTCTACTACTTTTATATCAACAACTAGACCAGCTCTAACTATTTCAAATGGTGGGCAATTAGTTTTAAATCCAACTAATTCCGGTGTTGGAAATACAAACCAATTGCGTTTTTTAGAACTTGCAGCCAACGGAACAAACTATGTTGGATTTAAAGGCCCAGACAGCATAGCTGCTAATGTCATATGGACTTTGCCATCCGCTGATGGAACATCTGGGCAAGTGTTAACTACAAACGGCAGTGGCACATTGTCTTGGACTACGGCATCTTCAGGGTCATCAATTCCATCTGGTTCCATGCAAATGTATGCAGGTTCTGTAACTCAATCTGCAAGCAGTGGAGTAGTTACTACCAATGCTCCTTCTGGATGGTTGCTGTGTAATGGCGACATTGTTTCAAGAACAACATATAGCGCACTGTTTACCGCTATTGGGACAACCTATGGGGCCGGAGATGGTAGCACTACATTTGCACTTCCAGATATGCGAGGCAGAGTCCCGATAGGAGTTGGTCAGGGTGCAGGTTTAACTAATCGTACGCTTGCATCAACCACAGGTGTTGAATCAATTACATTAAGCTCGTCAAATATTCCTTCACTAACAACAGGTTCTGAAAGCGCTAATCACACTCATTCAGGGACGACTGACGGAGTTTCGGTTAACCATTACCATCAGAACTTTTCTGATGGTGTAGGTAGTGGAAACATGGGTAGAGCGCAGTATGGGTTTAGTGGTCTTGGTGGAGGATACGCCGGTGTTCTTATTGTAGGAAGTGGGCAAAATAATTATTCTACTTCGTATACTGGATACATATCTTCAGATCACAAACATACATTTTCAACTGGATTTGCAAGCTCAGGACACACGCATACTTACACTAATTCTAGCCCCACTAGCATTAACAATATGCAGCCATCTATTTCTATTAATTTTATAATTAAAATATAAAGGAGAATAATTGTGATACACCTTGCTGTTTTTAAAACAAAAAGACTTGTAAATGATCAATACGAAGACATATATAATTTAACATTAGACAAAAAAAACGAATTTAATTTAACTAAAAATGTAACAATGCCAGTGCCTGTTTCTTCAGAAATAGGAAACTATTTAACTTCAATAATAAATCAAGTAGATAATTATATACCAGAAGCAGATGGCGACAGTTTAGCTCAAGCAAAAACTTATAAACTGTTAAAAATAAATAATGATTGGATAAAATTGGAGCAAACTGGATGGGACTCAGGCCAAGGTTTTTCCTTGGGGATAACATCTGCTGATGTGGCGCTTTTGGTTGGAGCATACACGCTTGCCAAAGAAGCCGTAGCTTCTAGCCTTCCTGTGCCGTCAATCATAGCCATGAATAATTCCGTGGTTAATTTCAATGACATATCAGAAATGACACTGTTGCTTTTGCGCTATGGCGCAGCAAGGTCGCAAATGTCTGATGACTTTGCTGCCAAACGCCGTGCAGTAAATGAAGCCACAACTATCGAAGAAGTGGAGGCAATCCAATGATTAGGTTTTTCAGTGGATTTGTTTTTTTGTGTTTGTTTTGTATTGCTTGCAACGCTCAAGATTCAAAAAAAACCGTTGTAAAAGACGAACCATATATAAAAATAGCCGACAAGGTTCAAGCTAAACCGGGAAGACTGGTTAAATTGTCAGTGCAGACCAATGGAAAAGTAGTTAAATGGTTTTCGGCGTCTGACGAGAATGACCTTGTGGTGTCAGACAGTGGTTTGTGGGCCATATTTTGTGCCACAATACCCGGTGATTACCGTGTGTTTGTCTACACTTCGATGAATGACATTCCCACAGACCCTCAACTGTGCTTGGTTACTGTAGCTGGCCAGCAGCCAGCGCCTGTGCCTCCAACTCCGGTTGACCCTGTTTCAGCTTTTGAATCCAAGCTAAAATCAATCATTGATAAAAACCAAGAATCAAAGAAAATTGATTGCGTAAAGCTTTTGTCGTCTGTGTACGGAAAACTTTCTTTGGCATCTCAGGACGAATCGTACAAAACCATCAAAGATTTGTACGAATATGGCATAAAGCTTTCGCTTGCTTCCTTGACACCTGATGACATACAGGATGTCAGGGATTTTATTGGAAGTTATCTCAATGCGTTGGCCCCAACATCAACAGAAAAAGTTATAAATAAAAATGATCGGGACTTGTTTTACCGAGAATTTAAAATGATATCTGAAACTTTAGCTAAACTTGCTAAATGAGGTAAGTATGAACGAAGCATCTTTTTTTAAATCTGTTGGTGGAAAAATTCCATTTCTTGGTCAAGAAGAAGCTAATTGGAATTTTGGAAGAATTGCTCCCGAGGATATGAATGAAAAACAAAAAGAAATAGACAAAATGGCTAAGGCTAATTTTGTTGAATTTAAGCTGGCTGGTGAAAATGACGATGCTAGAGAGCAAGCTTTTCTCTGGGACTTTTCTAAAAAAGCTAATAAAGGCCAGCATTTTGAGACTTTTTATCAGCAAACTGGTTCGTGCGTTGGCAACGGTCTTGGGCAAGCAATGTGGTACCTTCAAGCTGTAGAGTCAATCAGGCTTGGCGATGCTGAATTAGTAAAGACGCCATTCTGGCTGCTTCCATATGGAAGGTCTAGAGCTATAGCTGGCATGCACGGGCGTGGAGAAGGGTCGTTTGGAAGCGCCATTGCTGAGGCTATGAGAGTGGATGGAATTGTCGAAGCCGACATTCAAGAACTTCCTCAGCCAGTGTCGTCTGATGGGCTTACTTGGGGATCTCACGCTGAAATGGAGTGGTCTGACGGCGATGCCATCAAAGAAAAATGGCTTTCTCTAAGTAGAAAACACCTTATTAAAAGCGCAGCTCAAATGAAAAATTCCACTGAAGCTCGCCAAGCATTACTTAATTATTATCCGTTGACAATTGCCAGCATGTTTGGCACTAGCCCGCTGGTTCCAAAAATTGTTGGAACTCCTCCTGTCAGGTTGGCAAAACGCACTGATTCTTGGGGCCATCAAATGTGCGTAATTGGCGTGGTTAAGCACCCTGAGCTTGGCTGGATCTATTATGTCCTTAATAGCTGGGGTACCAAGGTTCACGGTGAACCATGCGGAAGCTACGGCGAGCCTCCCGGCGGGTTCTGGATTACCGATTCGGACATGGACTGGATATGCAGGGACGAGTGTTTTGCGTATTCGCAGTTTAACGGTTTTCCTACGCAAAATGTAAGCTGGCGAATGTAAGCTCAATATATTTTCTTGTTAATTATTCCCTATTTTGCTACAAAATAACAAGCTCCTAGGAGGTTTCTATGCCATCAGAATGGGTTGTTTTGATTGACAAGTTAGGGATACCAGTTTCCGTGATGATTGGGATGGGTTTTGGGTTCTACAAAATAGTAGTTTGGCTTGGAATCCATGTAATTGTTCCGCTAAAAGATAAGCACATGTCATTCATTGACGAGCTAAAGGATTTGATTGGAAAAATAGTCACAGTCCAAGGAGCAATTGACACTAAGGTTCAACTTATAAACGAAAAACTTTTTGACGAAAAACTTAAAAAAGGAGGTAAAAATGATCCAGTTTCCTGAAAGCATACCTACAGACGCATTGATGATCTTGATTGACAAGATCCGTGGAAAAACAATTGATAACAATTTGGTTTATCAAGCTGCTTGGAATTTGGCTGGTTATGCCATAGCTCAAGTTTCAAAGTCTGACAAGCCTGTTGTCAAAAACTTGGACGCTAGAACAGATGATGACGATGCGCTTACGCTTGAAGCTCTGCTTGCCATGGCAAGCGGTAGCCATGAGCCTGTTAAGGGTATTGTTCCTTGGGGTATTATCATTGAGATAGCCTTGAGGATCCTAAAGAATGTATTGGAATAAGAAACTTTCCTTAGGTATGCCACCAAGATCCGGGTCTTGGAAAAAAGTAAGGAGTGCTTTCCTTAAAAAAAATCCGTCTTGTGCAGCCTGTGGTAATGTTAAAAAGCTTGAGTGCCACCATATAATCCCGTATCATGTGGACGCTTCCCTCGAACTGGAGGAAAGCAACCTGATAGTGCTGTGCGAAAACTCAGGTAACTGCCATTTTGTATGGGGGCATTTGCTTGACTGGAAAGCTTGGAACCCGGATGTCGTTAAAGACACCAAAGCTTTCTTGGAAAAAATAAGCAAAAGGCTTAAAAATGATATGGAAAGCAAGGGATGATTGCAAGTTTTTAGTTGAGCTTTACAGGGAAAATATGCTGCGAAGTGACGCAGACAAGATTCAAGCTATCAAATTAATTTCAAAAATATTTTTTAATTTAGTGCCAAGAACTTCATCTCTGGATGTGCCTAACATCGAGATAGCGGTCAAGATAATTGATTGGTTCATAGATGGCAAGCCTGTTGACTGGCGTGATATATCCAAGGCGATTGGTTCATTCCTTGAAGTGATAGAGCTAGGAATGATTGAATCAAAACTTTTAAACGCCGATCCCCATATAACTGTGGAAAAAATAGAGCAATAGGGTACCATAGGCTATGAGTTTTCCGTTTCTGAACACCAGCAGTCTGGCCACTATTATAGACGATGAGGCTGATCCGATGGCTTACAGAATCACTCCTAATTCAAGCAGCAAATCGTTGGTGATGAAAATTCGTGGCTTGACTGGCAGGTCTAAAAAGGGGCTGTCATTTGATTCTCCGGGAGCTTCAGCTAGTTACACTAGAGAAGGCGCTAACCCTGTAAGTTTTAACCTTGTCTCCTTGGCGTCACCGGCTGCTTCTTGGGTGTCAGGTGGCTTTATCGAATTAAATCAATCTGTTGCCGGTGGGTTGTACCGGGTCGATGTTCCTAATCAAGCCTTTCTTTCTGGCGCACTGTATGTTTTGGTTAGTGTCAGCTTTAACGGTACGCTTGAAGAAGAAGTATTGGTTCACCTTGACATGCCGTTCACAAATCCAGCTGGAGCTGGAGCAAAAAGTCACACTGTTACTGTTCATAGCACAGCCGGAGATGTGCCGGTTGTGGCTGCTGCCGTATGGGTTTCAACTGATCTTGCTGGCGACAATGTGATTGCCAGTGGCAGGACAAACAATTTTGGTCAAGCTGTATTCCTGTTGGATGTTGGGACTTATTATCTATGGGTTCTTGACGAAGCTTATTTGGCTAACAACCCTACAACCATAACGGTGTCATAAATGTCAAACACGAACATCAATATCAATCCAAGACCGCTTCCGTCAGCACCGCTAAAGCAGTTTGTCATTCGTGGCATAGCGTTCACCTATCAAGATGCGATAAATCATTTGCTGGATTATCTTGGAGCTGATGTTGGAACAGAAGCTTTAAGGACAGTAAGACGAGCTATTCAAAATACGCTCAGGACTTTTCCAAGGATTCACCGCTGGACTTATTATTACAACCATGGTCGAATCAACACCAATGGCGTGTATCAACAAGGCACTGTTACTTACGATTACACTGGTGGTGCGTATGAAAGGATGCTGACCTTGACTGGTGGTACTTTCCCAAGCTGGGCTTCTGACGGAACAATTAGGCTTGGAGATGCTAATTACAAGATTGCCAACCTTGTGACATCAACCCTTGCTGTTCTTGATTCAGCTCAAAGCCCTAGGCAAGATCTTCCTGCTGGCACAACCTATCGGCTTTTCTGTGACGAATACCTTTTGCCTATTGACTTCGTGTCTGCTGACGAAGGCTTGAATAAAAGCAACTTTACAAACCTTACTTATGTTCATCCTAGGGAATGGCTAAGCAGCGTGGAAAACGGCAACAACTATTCAGCCGATCCATACATGTACACGATTACTGGACATTCCTCGCTTCAAGGTAGACTTAGTTTCCGGGTGTACCCTTACCCTGCGACAGACAGGTCTTTTGATTACCTGTATCAAAGAGGCGCAAGGCCAATAGCCATCGAATTGTACACGGCTGGAACGGTTGCAGCCGACACAAGCAATGGCCCAACAACCACAATCACGGCGACAGGCGCAAACTTCACCAGCTCACTTACCGGATCAATCATAAGGATCAGTCCTGACAGCTCCGATTTCCCAACAGGATTGGACGGCGACAACATAGCCGAATACGAGCGCCAGATCGTTGGCGTCATTAGCTCAACACAGCTGGTTGTCGATGAGCCTTTGTATACGACATTCAGCGCTCGCAAGTACGCCATCAGCGATCCCATAGATGTGGAGCAGGGCGTGATGCTTGACCCATTCCTGCGTGGATGCGAGTACCAAGTTAGCTTGCTACGAAGTAAATCCAACGCACAGGATCTCTATCAGCTTTATTTGGCTTCAGTCAGGAACGCACAGGCTGCTGACAGCAAGATCATCCAGAGAAGGAACGCAAGCCCGGATACATACATCAGGCCAAGGCTTGCATCGTTCCCGTTAGGAGGCAACATTGGCTGAGAATTTCAAGGACATAACGCTGATTGAAAATTTCATGGGTGTCATAGATTCCGTGAACCCTGACTTGCTGCCAGCCGGGGCAATGGTTGACCAGCGCAATGTTGTGTGCATAAAAAAGAACCAAATACAGGTTCGCAACGGATACAAAAAAGTGGTGTTTGACGAGGAGTAATAATATGTTTATGGGATTTGTTAACAACGGCTCAACATTTACCGCTATTTACCCGGTGACTGGTGATTATGGCGAGCCTGTTGTCGCATCATCAACCTATGTAGTCTATGGCCCTTTAGGTGAGACTATGCCAAACTCCTCAGGATCATCGACTTTAATTGTGCAAGGCGTGTACAAGGCTTCCATCCCTGTGTCGTCAGTAAATCTTTATGAGGCAGGAAAGTTTTATTACATTGTGGTTACTTACACGGTCAATGGTCATAGCAAGATATCCAACTTTACCTTTGGGGTGGTATGAGCTACCTAGGTTATTACCAAAAAGGTGACGAGGTTTTTATTCCGATAATAACCTCTGCAAGCAATGGGGATAAAATCTCCCCGGACAACGCTCCGATTGTGCTTTTGTTTAATTCGATTGGTTTGTTGGAAAAGCAATTCACTGCGCCAAAGATAGGTAACATTACTGAATCGTATCACTTTGGCGCTGAGTATTTTATCAAGTCAAATTTGTCTGCCGGGAAATACACGGCGATAATAGCCTACGACAAAAACCCTGATTCTTACATTTATGCAATTTACTTTGATGTTTATGATACTGGCGACAGTCACGGCAATCCTGTGTCAATGATTGCCGTCAAATTTGAAAACGCAAATTTTGTGGTGTCTCAACTAAGTTCTGGATCCATCATAAGGGGTAGGTTAAATGAAAAGCGTTAGCAAAGGATTGTTCAAAATGGTTTGCAAAAACCCTGATGGCTCTGTGGCTTGGGAGGAAACATTCTCCAATGGCACCACAGATCAGGGCAGGACTCTTGCGCTTGACAATGTGTTCAGGTCAGGAACACAAAATGCAAACTGGTACATAGGGTTGATAAGCGCAACATCTTTCAGCGCTTTGTCAACCTTGGATACTGCAGCCAGTCACAGTGGCTGGGTTGAAGCGACTGATTACAATGAATCCACCCGGCGCCAGTGGAACCCCGGTTCCCCTGTGTCATCTGCCGGAACAACCACTGTCACAAGCAGTGCGTCTATAGTGTTTACGGCTTCCACATCCATGTCGATCAAGGGTGCGTTCCTGTCAACGGCTTCTGCGAAAGGTGCAACCTCAGGATCCTTGTGGGCAACTGGGGTTTTTGTCAGCGATCAAAACCTGATAACTGGCCAGACCATCAGCATCACTTACCAGACAAGCTTGACCTAGGAAAACAATGGAAAACAACCTAGCAATTGGATCTGATTTCACGGTTGGGCCTAGCGCTTTTACCCAGTGTTTTGCTGGCAGCACATTTTCCGTTGCTGGCGCTGATTCGTTTGTTAGCAATGTCAGTGTAGGGTCAAGCTTTTATTTGACTACTGTCGATGATGGTGACGCAAACAGCAGTTATCCTCAAGTACATTACCTTTATGTAGGCAGGACAGGAAGGTAGCATGCCAGACACATTTTTAAAAACATCTACTGGCGAGCTGTACATCCTCAACGGGATAGATAAAGCTCTGTGCTGGGATGGCCTTAAATCTCAGGCTGCTACAGCCAGCGTTGAATCAGTAACCGCCAGACCTGCACTTGAAGGTGCAGGAGTTGGACTTTTGACAGGCAAGTATTACTGTTATGTAAGGTTTGTGGACGCTGATGGCAGTCCTTCAAACCTTAGCCCATTAAGCCTGTCCACGACTGTAAGCTCCAAATCAGGCATCATCAAAGACGCAGCGTCAACTACACCGATTGTGATTGAAAGTACGGCTCATGGCTTGGCAAATGGCCAGACGGTTAGCATTAGCGGGGTTGGTGGCATACCTGACGCTGATGGGATTTTTACAGTTGATGTCATTGACAGCGATTTTTTTATATTGGTTGGATCGTCCACTGATTCAGGGTATTCGTACACCGGAGGTGGCACATGGTACGCCGGGGTGCAACGAATTGTTTACACGAATGTGCAGGTTCCTACTGATCCTAGGATTGTCAAACGACAGATACTCAGGAACACCAACGGCCAGACGGAAGTTTTTTTTGTGGATGTGGAGACAACCAACCTTACATCTACGGTGTTTTACTCGACACTTACCGATGAGGTTTTGAGCGACAACGAGGATGTTCCTCTTTACGATGATAACATGAATCAGATAGCCAATGGTTTTCCGGAGATCCCTGACTGGAAGCCTTACGCTGCCTCAGTAAATGACAGGGTTTTTTACGCTGGATCCGTATCTTATTCCGTTGGTTCGGCTAAGGTGTCAAACGGGAACGCTTTTGTTTATGGGATTGGAACCGACTGGAAAAAAACATTTGTAGGGCGAAGGTTTTTTACAAACGACTCTATCAAACCGGGTATCATTGCGGAGGTTGACGAAGGAAACCAGCTTATAACCTTAGCTTCGCCATTTGTTGGCAAAACAAATTCGTACAGCGCATACACCATATCACCGCCATACCTTGAAAAGAAAGCTTTGTATTACTCTGAAGTTGGACAGCCAAAAAAAATACGGACTACAAGTGGACTTGTGCTTCAAGAGGAACAGGACGAGATAGTTGGGCTTGCAAACCTCGACACTTTTCTGTTGATATTCTGCAAGAACAAATTGTTTAGGTTGACATTCGGTAATTCGCCTGACACCGATGGAAGCATTTATCCTGCGTCATACACCAGAGGATCAGTCAATCAAAAGTGTATTGTCACCCGTGGATCTGCTGCAATTACTCTTGATCGTCTTGGGATATACGCATACTCCGAAGGAAAAGAAGAAGCGCTTAGTTATCAAATCAACTCAATCTTTGAAGGAACAAACAAATACTATTCAATTAATTGGGCGTATTCAGAATTTTTTCATGCGATTCATATCTCTTCTAAAAGCACCATCAGATGGTTTGTGGTAATGGGGGCAGGAAGGTACCCAAGACACGCACTTTGCTACAACTATAAAACTAACGCTTGGTGGGTCGAAGAATTTTCCACTCCAATCATGTCGTCTTGCCAAGATTTTAATGTTTCGTCATCAACCTGTTTTCTTGGAACCAACAACAATAGGGTATTGCGTTATCCTTTTGGAAACCTTGACGGACTTGATTCGTCTTTAAGTTCTGTAAGCGGAACAGTGACGGCAAGCTCTCATATGTGGATAGAAGATAGCCTTGTAAATTTTGAAAAAGCAGAGTGCGTCAACAATCCTGTTGGTATCAGGACAGCATCAGGAAAATCTATTTACAGAATTGTAAGGAAAGCTGTTGGCTCTAGAATTTATCTTGACCGTCCAATCATTGAGAGAATCGGCGCTGCTGAATACACGCTTGGATCCATGCCATGGGTATTTAGAACAGGTAATTACAGGATGGACGGCAACGACAAAAATATAGTCAGAAACTTGGAAGTAGATTTTCAGCCTACTAGTTTGTCGTCACAGTTTAATGTGAAATTCTACAGAGATAGGAGCAATCAGAAGTTGTCATTCAAGAAACCTTACAGGAAGCAGTCTGATCAAGAGTTTTATGTCTCTGATGATGGCCTAAGTCTTGTTGGAAATTTCAACAAAGAGCTTGGATCATTACGGCAGAGGTTTGACACTCACCGTGAGTCATCAGTTGACGGCGTCAAGTATCTTTCCATAGAGGTTGACGGGCTTACAACTGACAGCGAAGAAACCATATATGGAATCAGGCTCGAAGGGGTGTTTCACGCACCAGTTGACGCAAAGGATCAGTAATGCCTTACCCAGCAGACCATATGTATATAGCTACATACGGGGTTTTGCCTGTAATTATAGATCCTTTACAGCCTGAAGGCGACACGCACAAAGTCTTGTATCAAAAAAGCTATCCTGATCCTGACCCTGACATAGACGGCACCATGTTTTATGGGTGGGAAATTCACGCTTTAAATATGTTTGGACAGTTGGACACGGACTATTCAGGAGACTGCACTATATCCATGGATGGTGGTGGAAGGTTCATACTCCCGGACAACAGCGTTGTCACTTCGGTTACCGCTGCGTTTGTTTCAGGGGTGGTAACTTTTGGGATGGGATACAGCTGGAAATATTTGCCAAAAGCTGACGATGTTGATACGCTCGCTGTCACTTATACTGTTAGATTCAGTGGCCTTGGCGCCGATGTGTTGTCTGCTCCTTTCAAGTTTGTTCAAAACAAATGCTACGCTGACCTTAGCGTCAGAAAATGCGAAGGCTCAGATGCGTTAACCGAAATAGACATCGACATAAGCGGATACAATGTCAAAGAATATCAAGTTTGCGTCAGCCCTATGGACGACAAGTCTTACGCTGCTTGCGCTAAATGGCCGGTTATATCCACCGCATTGATTGAAATAATTAGTATTCCGTCATTCTTGGTCTACACCGGGTCAAAAAGTTTTTGTTTTGATTACAAGGGTGGTGCGCTTCTTAATAATTTTACATTTGCTGTAAAGCCTGAGCTGCTGGCTGACAAGACATTTAATGTAAAGGAAGCTGTCAAATCTGCCGGGCAAGGAAATTTTAAGGTTACATCCAACTCTAAGTTCCCCGGTAAAGGTATTTATGACGCAAAGGATATCAAAATAAATTTTTCTTATGAGGAGCCAAAAGCAAAGACAACGGCTGCGCCACCAAAGCTTGGCAGTCCAATGATCCTTGAGGATATAACCAGACTTGGCGAAAAATACAAGTGGACAGGTCAGGCAGCAAACGGTGCAGGGGTAGATCTTTACAACCCTGCCATAAAAAGCAATTCGCCTGATCCGATAAGCTCAACCTTTTCCTCGGCTGGTGCGTTTTATTATCCTTTGGATTTGGATGATTCTCCAACTATCTACTACCTTCCAAAACAGCATTGTTCCATTCATGGTTCGTTGACCAAGCCTTACAATGTTTTGGCAAGCAGGTCATTTGAAAACCCAAAAATACTTGCTAGGTTTCTTTCTCCTGAGTGCATTGCAGTTTACGAGAAACTTGACATCATGCTGTGCGCTCCAAACAGATATGAGTGCATGAACAACAGGCCAGAACAGCTTATAGGATCAACCGAAGGAAGGGACAAAATTAATTGCGAGTGGCCTATAACTGGCGACATTGGGATACACAGCTATGTTGCGTCAATCGCTCCTGTGATTATAAGGAATTATGAATCAGGATACGACAGGGAGATATGTTCGTTCCCATGCGAAGGATTTTTTCCGGCTTGTGCCAGCCCATCTGTGGATGAAAATAATCAAAACGATCAAATAGAAATGACGCATGTAAAAATACCATGCACTTTGGCCAGAAGCACAAACCCTTCCACGGGCGAATCTGTTTTGACTGTGGCCATGTCGATAACCAACTTTGGATTTTCCCCGCAGGTTCAAGAAGATTCGCAATGGTGGGTTGACGGAACATTGTACAGTTATGTGTTTGGATTGCTTGACCCGATCACTGGTAAACGAACAACATTTTGTCCGTACACATCACGAACCAGAGAGGCAATGCTGGATGTCAGCCTGTTTCCGAATCCAACATCGTTTGGGCATAGCTACATAGCTTACAACGGGAGAAATGTTTCCTATGGTGTCCTTAGGTCAGACAAATTTTCATTTCAAACTGCAAGCCCAGATATTTATTCTTATTCGTACGCCCCAATATCGGATTACACATGGAAGCTTAACACTCATTTTAATTTGCATTTTTGCAGCGTACAAAAAACTAGCAAGGAACCAGTGCCGTCATACACTTATTTTCAAATACCTGCAGCTTATGCCGACACTAGATTAACTTATGACCCTAATAATCTTATGGAACATGATGCAGATAAAGTTGGCGACAACGGATACATGTTTAATCATGGTAGGTGCATCGAATATCCTAAAGGTTACACAAAAAAAATTCGTAGCAAAGATTTAAACAATCTCGAAAAGGGTTGCATTCAGCTAGAAGAAGGGTATTGGAACGGACGAGAATATCATGGTAGATTTCAGTATTACTGCGTTGTCCCGATGATTGAACCAGCAGGATGTGCGCACATTAAAGCAGATGGCGCTCCCGGATCAGGTGTGTCAAAGTTAAGCACAAGTAACATAGCGACCATAGACGAAATAGTAAAATACGCAAAGGATATAAAAGAAACAAAAGTTTCAGGGATGCGAAGAATCAAAGAGGAGCTGTCAGATAAAACTAGTCAATATAACAAATTTGTAAAACCTGAAGATTTCCAAGGTGGAAGGTATTTTTATTTTCACATTAAGTGTCATCCATACGCTGGCGTAGATTACATGAAGCTGACGCAGAAACTGGACGGTTCCAATAACCCAATTAAAGACAATTACGACTGGGGCGTAGACATGACATCGGTTGCCTTGGATCTTGCTTTGCTGGAAAAATACGCCAGCAGGTACAACACAGTTTCATATCATCATTTCCCTAGTGACCCGGACAGTGGCAAAGACCATGCGGAGATAAACAGTAGCACAAGCGCCAGTTCTTTGCAGCGCACTAATTGCCTAGCCATGAAACAGTCATCCAAGAATTTGCCAAATGTTTTTTTTAATTGCTATAACACCACATTTGAAAACACACCAATGGCTTCAAGCAAAAAGTCGTTGGCTGATTTTATATTGCACGAATTTTCTGATCCGCAAACTGACACGCCAGATGTTGCCGGAGGGTACAAAGAGTAGTGGCTACCCCATGCAGACATGTTCCAATGACCCCTACTACTTGCCCAATATGTGCAGTGTATGCAGATTACCCACATATGAAAGCAATATATGACAAACAACATCCAAACTCGCTGGAAATTCAAGAAGCTATGGGTAAAGAATACAAGCCTAGAAGTCCGTGCTTTTATCTTGGCAAAGTGACAGAGCGCAGGAATTGCAACTGTCCATTTAAATTTGTTCACGAATGTGAAATTCATGGCAAGTGTACCATTGGCCCTAATTCTGATAGCCTTCATTCATGCTTTGGTTGCCCGGATTATTCCATTGAATAATTACCAGTAAAAGGTTAATATTCATCAGCCTGAAGGTGGGGCAAATGGCGAAAACTTTTGAAGAATTAGTTGCGTCCAGCTCCAGAATTGTCAAAAAGGAATGGTCATCTCCTACCGAGTTGTCGCAGGAGTTGTATTCGTTGCTGGCAAACTCTGGTTCTAGCAGTGCGTACGGCACAGCATCAAAGCTGGTGTCTCCATCGTATCCTGAAGCAAACAAAGAACCTAAATCATCTTACCCAAGCAATGTTGAATCATTTAAAAACACAAGCCGGGTAAATTTTCACGGCCTAAAAAACCCGACAGACCCTAACTACCCTGAAGTCCCACCGCTTCCTGTCAAACAAAAGCTTAATATGAATACAACTGTTCCATCCGGGAATGTTGGTGGCGGTATAGGTAGCGGAGCAATTGATGTCAAGATTGATGCAGCCGTAGCTTATGGATCCGTGGTGCTTAGCGATGGCGCAGACCATGCAGTTCCGGGAAGAGTGGATGTTCAGGTTATTTATAGCCCGACATCGTCAGCCGTGCTTAAAAATTTAAAAGTTTTAAATGGAAATGAAAGTTTTAAGGTGCCAGTAGGGACTGAGACTATAGTGTTTCTTAGTTCCTATGCTCTGTTCCCTGTTTGGTTGTAGGAGGAGATATGGGTTACAACGAGGACATGGCCAAGTATCAGGCTGATATGGCTTTGTATAACGCCAAGGTTGCAGCGCAAGCTCAGCTTGCTGCTGCTGCTGCTGCGTCACGGGATTCGATTAACGCAGCCAACAGAATGTACAAAACTGATGTTGACATCAACAACATGAACATAGGCAGGTACAGAAACGCTTACAAAAACCTGTTGGCAAACAATCCTAACAACGACCCAAACATGCGTAGCCAAGCTGACTACTACGCACAGAACCCAATCACTAGGGAATCTTTAGGTCTTGGTGGTGACGCAATATCAGAAGGCGACAGGCAGGTTCAGGCAAACAGGGCCATAGCGCAGAACAGCACACGGGCTGCTACCGAAAGAAACCAGAACGCAGCAGGTTTAACTAGCAGGGGGATATCCTATCGCAGCCCACTGCTTGACACGCTAAATGGCGTCACCAATATGCAACAAGCAAACGCCAATGCCCTTGCGTCAAGCGGATCTAAAATTGCAGCGCAACAAGCTAACGCCGGGTACAAGCTGGCTGGGCAACAAGCTGTTGAGGAGAATGTCGCAGGTGTTGCTGGAGCTGAAAAGGCTAGGCAAAATGCGGTCAACAATTATACCAGTCTGCTGGCTAATTTGATTTAAGGACTAACCATGGGAAAAAACAACGCAAGCTCTTTAAACAATTATTTAATGCAAGCTTGGCAAGCTGAGCAAGATCGAAGGGCAGCTGCTGCTGCTCAAGCTTATAAAATTAACAAACAAAACTGGGAACTTAACAACCAAAAGCAAGCAAAAGATTTTTCTTATCAACAGCAAAACAAAAATTACATTGAATCTCAGAACATAGCCAAAATCAAAGCCGAGGCAGCAGCTGCACAAGCTCAGCTTGACGCTGCTACGCAAGCTCAGATATCAGCCATCAGATCGCAACAGTCTGCTGCTATTGCTGGTATTAATTCCAGAAGCAAAATGCTTGATCCTCAATTTAAGGAGGACAAGTACAACGAGATAAACCCCAAGATACTTCAGGCAATAAGTGACTCAGGCGAAAACTACGCCATGTACAACGCCCTTGGTGGAGACAAGCCTGTCACAAGATCATCTCTTGGGCTTGCTGATCAGATGCACTCAGGAAGTCAAATAGCCAACATGAACAATGTAGCTGGCAATACCTATTCAAGATCATTGCAAAGAGCTTCTGATAATCTTGCTAAAAAATATCAAGATCAAGGGTATTCATCCGACAGTCCGCTTCTTTCAGGTCTTATGGACTCTCAGGCTGGCCTGTCAAGAACCATGCAGGAAGGCACGGCTCAGAAAAATTACACTGACACAAAACAAAATAACCAGCAATACGCATTGGATTCAAACAAGCTTTTAAATTCAAGGATTGGTACGCTGGCAGATTTAAAATCAAGCACTCAGCAAGGCAACAGCGCTCTGCTTGGTCTACTTGGCAAAGGTCTATAAGGAAAAACCATGACTATACGATACGATGAATACGGCAACCCATACGATGACGGTGAATTTGACTACAGCGCTGAAGATAATGCTCAGCCTCAGCACGAATCTGCTCCTGTAGTTGTCGTGCAAAACGATGTCAACAGTGATGACGGTTATATTCCGGTGCAAGATAGCCCGGTAGTATCAAGCAATTTGGGTGGCTCTATCACTGACGATTTTTCTGGAACCAGCTCTATTCCCATAAGCTTTGATTTGCCAGATCAATCGCTAGTAACTGACACTTCAGATTATTACAGCAACGAACCAATAGATCTTAGCGGGTATGACTATGGATTTGGCAACGACTATTTGACTGAGCCTGTAGCCCCAAGCTCTGGTGAAACCACAGTAAGCACATCAAATTTTGAAAACGCCAGAAGAACGCCATTGCGTGGTGGACAGGACGGAAGCGTCAGGACTCCGGTGAGAGACTTTCTGTTTGGAAGAAAAGGTAGGTTTTCTGAGCAGCCATCCGTATACACCGAGCCAACTCCAAGCGTTACCATTGTATCTGACAGCAATCCAACATCAATTGACAGTGTTAGCCCATTGACAGGCCAAGACATTGGAAGCTACGATTACTTATCAGGGTTGCAAGAACCTTCAAAAGATTTGGCTTCATATAATTTAAAGCCAGCACTTCAAGAAGCACCTTCGTCACTTGGAGAATACAACTACATTTCTGATTTGCAAACACCTTCGATTGACCCTATATTTGTTGACGCTCAGCCATCTACTGAAACGCCAGTAAGTATAGCTGCTCCAATTTCTAAATACGCAACATTTGCTGTTGGCTCACCAAAAACATCAGAAGATAAAAAAGACAAAGCAAATAAAAACGCTATGATGATCTCAGGAGCTGGCGGTGCCAGCCCGTCAAGCGAATTGGTTGCTGACACTCAGGCAGCTGCGCCTTCAGTAATTCCTTCAGTAACGCCAGCCAGTCAGGTAGCTCAAGCTTCCACGGCGCCAGCGCCTGTAAACCCTCTTGCTCCAGCAGAATCTGTCGAGCAAAGGATAAGGCGTGAGATGCAAGCTCAATTTGCAAAAGACAATCAATATCAAAAAGATTTGGATCTTATAAATCAAAGCAGGTTTGCAACTCCCTTAGGAGCAAAGAGTATTTTTCAATCTGATATTGATTTAGCAAATTCCAGAATTATGTCTTATGAAGCTGAGAAAAACGCAAAGAAGCAAAGCGATATTGACAGTCAGATTGCAGTAGAGCAAGAGCAGAAAATACTTGACGCTATAGCAGCTGCCAAAGACCCAAGTAAAAAACCAACTCCTTTGGAGCAGAGGGCCGGACAAGGAGATCTTAGTACAGAGAATCTGCTTGACAGGATAACAAACTCTAAGCCGGGTAGCGCACAATACCAAGCTATTCAAGACAGCATGCTTGAATCAAGATTGCAGCCATTGACAGAAGCTGACATGGCAAGACTTAAAAATGGGCAGACTGTGACTAGGAAAGTGAAGTTGTTGCCAGAAAGCGGAGATGCGCTTAGGCCGGGAGGTGGCGAAGTGATTGGGCCTTTTAACATAGAAGTTAACAGGCATGTCAAAGAGGCGTTGGCAAGAAGGCCCGGTGGGTCATATGTCACAACTCCTGCAGACGCTGGAGTTGATTTAAACAGCAAACCCCAAACTACAAGCCCAATCATAAGCATGCCAAGTGGAGGATATAGGATTCCATTTGTAAATCCATCTGGGCAGTTGGCGTTTAAAGAAATTAAACCATATTCAGAAATAAGAACATCGCTTGACGCAGAAAATTCTGTTCGAGCCATCAATGAAAAAATGATGGACGACATTAATAAAATACCAACGCCAAACTTCCAGCCATTTATAGCAAATTTGTCTGAGAGATCAGACCTTCTTAATTCTGGCGCTTTGGATTCATTGAAAGATAAAGTTGAAAGCTGGTCTAATTCTGTAAAAAGAGAAAATTCATTATCTAGATCGTCAGGGAAATCTGCTTCTGAATCAGCAGATAAAAGTTTATCTTCAGAAAAAAGCTCAACTTCAGGTTCAAACCAAAGCTTTGGATTTCAGAACAACTCAAATATGCGTAGTGGTAATGATTCCTCTGTTGGATATTCTGATAAAAATTCAGGCTCTAGTTCTAGGTTTGGTTCATCTTCTGATCAAGGTTCAAGTCAGGGGTTCAATCAGAATTTTGGCAATTCAAATTCAAACACAGTGTCTCAAGGTTCTAGGGAATCAAGTGGGAAAAGCTCATCGTCAAACGCTTCGCAAACAGAAGGCAGTTCTAATTCGGTAGCAAACACTAAAGGAGGTAGCAGTGAAACTAGAGACAACAGGATGGCAGTTTTAAAAGCGCTTGGCGACACTGACCGTGAGCAAGTCCATAATATGATGCTTGATTACGAACAAAAAGTTGGGGCTGTAAAAAATTCATACAAAGACATAATAAAGCCATACCTTGATAGAGCTGACCTTATGGCTAAAAACATCAAGGCAGAGAATGACAATAACGATTTGATTCCAATTGGAACCAAAGATGCAGCTCCTTTCAAATTGGCAACAAAAGCTCTTGATCCAAGCATGTCCAACTCTTTGTCTGATTATGTAAATCACATTGAAAACATGCAGCCTAATGTCAAATATGCTTGGCAAAAATCTGTGCCTTATTTAAACAGCAGGAAAGACGCAGCCAACAATCCGGTTGACGGTCTTACACCTTTGGCTCAAATAAAATTTCCTATAATACAAAGCATACTTAGCGGAAACCTTGGAGTGGATCCAGCTGATAACCAGCATGGAATTAACGCAGCAAAATTTTTAAATAGCATCCAAAGTTTAGAGTCAGCCAAAGATCTTGCATACAATGTTCTTAAAGATGACGGCCACAACGAAGGTATTGCAAAACTAATCAACAATAAAGCTGCTCACCAAAGCAAAGCAGTGCAACAGTATAACGCAGCCAAAGTTCTTAATGGCGCTGACATGGTCTATAACATGATGTTCATGCCACAAAAGAACCTGCCTGACGGTAAGCCTGAGCCAAGAGCGTTAATGAAACCAGAAGCATTTATTGAGAACATAGCTACTCTTATTCACAATGATCCGTCAAAATCTTATCTTGGCCCAATAGCTTTTGAGTTGATCAAGAAAAATCAACACCCGGATTATTTAAAACATGTTGCTGATCTTTCCACGAACAGAGGATATGGAACTATCTGGAGAGATGCAGCAAAAACCCGTCAGTACGAGCTTTTAAACGCTTTGGCCGACCCAAAGAATTTTGAGGCATGGTATTCAAACAAGGGCCACGGAAGATTACCTTATTAAAAGTCACACTAACCAAGGAGTATCTATATGCTACAGTCCAGCTCAATGCCACAGATGAACCCAGACCAGATCATGGATTTGATTCAACAGTCAAATGGCATGACCCCGGAACAGGACAATGCTATAGACGCAGCCACCGGGGTTGATCAATCTACTGATGACGACAGCGGGATGCAGCCACCCATGGGTGCAGATCCAAGCATGATGCAACCTAAGTCAACAGGGGATTACGACAGCGGTGAAGCAATGAGCCTGTTGCAGCAGCTTAATCTTCCTCAGGAAGCGATTGATCAGCTTCTGTCATCCATGTACACATCCGAAGGACAAGGGCCAAACTCCATGGGTACATCTCCTGCTGCGGAAAAGCAGGAGGAAAACATGGAGCTTTTGCAGCAGTTGCTTGGGCCTATGATTCAGCAGCAGATGATGCAGCAGATGCAGCAATACCCATCTCAGCTAATGGATCCAAGCATGATGGTTCCACCTGTGCCACCAATGCCACCGCAAGGGATGCCACCGGGAGGAATGATGCCACCTCCTCCACCAATGCCACCTCAGGGCGCACCTCCTGAGCAGCAAGCTCCACCTCCTCCACCACCTCCTGCTCCACCAAGCAATGACAGAAGGAAACGGTAATGGGTATATTCACCAACTCATTCTTTGACGATGACGATCCAGACAAGCGGAGGCGTGACCGCATGAACGGCACGACTCCTGAGTATAAGACTCTTATACCTCAGGAGGACGAAGGTTCTGCGCTTAGAAATCTTGGAGCAAACGCATTGTCAGGTTTGGCGTTGGTGGGTAGCACCCTTGACAAATACAGTGGAGCAAGAGCCGTAAGGGGGATACTTGGCGGTAAGCCTGAGGAGGCTTTGTCAATCATCCCCTTTTCTGATATGGCTGGATTAACCAAACCTGAAAACGCAGTGTCAGGTGAGCAATTAAACAAGCAGTTTTTTGGCGGTTCTGATGACGGCCTTATGTCCACCTTGGGCGGTATAGGTACGGAGATACTACTAGATCCAACAACTTACCTTACGCTTGGCGGTTCGGCTTTAACCAAAGCCGGGGCAAAACTTTCAAAGTATGGTTACAATCCTGCAAAGAATGTCATTCAAGCCACCAAAGGTTTACAAAATCTAGACGAATTAAAATGGCTGGACAATGGCAATGTTTACAAAAACCTGACTGAGGCTGGAATAAAAGACCCTGCTGAAATAGCTTCTCAGTTTTTAAACCAACCATTGGGTGGGCCAATTGGAGCAAAGATCCCTTTTATGAAAGATAGGTGGGCGCTGACCGGAGAGGCTGGCAAAAAGCTTGCCAACGCAGCAGCAAGCGTTGGTGATGCTGCAAGCGGGGCGTACAGCTACGCCAAAAGTTTGCCAGTGATTGGCGATATAGTTAAGGCAACTGGAGAAAAAGCCGGGGTACTTAGTCGTGGATTAGGAGGGATGTTTAATAGCAGATACAACAACGCCGTGACTCCAGAAGGCCAGAGCATAATGAAAGTGGCAACGGCTGATGAGTTGCCAAACCTTGCCATGTCAAGGATTGATAAAAATTTATTAAGGAATGAGCTTGGTGCGGATGTTAAATACCCAGAGCTGTTGCGTTGGGCGGTTGAAAGTGGCCCGGAAATTAAAACTTTCAACAGAAATCCTGCCATGCTTTCTCTTAACACCAGCCTTGCTGCGTCAATGAACGATGCGCTAAGAGACATCAAGAGTTCTCATCAAGACTTGGCTGGGCTTACCGATTCACAGCTGTTATTAAAAGCTGAAAACATTTATAACAAAGCCAAACCGTTTGTCAAAGTGTCAGATGAAACAACCGGAATTGGAATGATTGCAAGGCCGAGCTATGCTGCTAAGCAATCAAACGCATTGACCAGCGCAGACAGTCTAAGGTACAGCCTTGGTGGATCAGGCACTTACGCTCTTGACGATGTTGTGCATATGGGTGACGGATCGGAAATAATAAAGCCGTATTTCCCTAGGTATGCCAATCCGGTTTCAAACGGTAGGCTGACAGCTCCAGCAAGAATAGTTGACGCAAGCGCTGCGACCGAAGCTGCGTTGTCAACTGAAAGAACATTGAAAGGTTTACCGCAGGGTGCAACCGACATAGAAAGAATGGCCAAGGATCCAGAGATAACTGGGCTATACACCACCAGCAATCCTAGAACTGTGGCAGCTGACATCGACAAGTCAGCAGAAAAAATTGCACTTAATTATTTAAAATTTCCTGACGCTGCAACTTACGCTAGATCTAAGAATGATCTGTACGAAATTAAAAAAATGTTTGGCGATAATGCCATTGACGACCTTAAACAAAACAGGCTTGGAGTTTTAAGCAAAGATACCTACGACATAATCAAAGATGCCAATGCTGTAACCAAGGAAATAGCCAGACAAGAAGGCGCAAAGGTAGGGCTGACAGCTGACGATTGGCTTCAGAGGTATACGCCAAGCAACATTATTATTAAAGATGCGCTCAAAGATCCAGCTAGATACAACATTCCAAAATATTTTTCAGGCTATGCTGACCCTAGAGTTGACCTATTGATTGACCCGGCGTTAAACTTGAGGTCGTCTAAAAAACTTAGCAATGCTTCAGATCAACTTATATCTGCACTTCCAGAAATTAATCCAACAACAAGATCTCAGATTTTAGCAGCAGACAATGCTGCCAATATAGCTGAGACAATGGCCAAGCAAAGTGTCGCTCATCTTCCAGCAGGTGTGACTATGCCAGCTGGTAAATCATTGACTAGTGCGTTGGATGTTCCAAAAGGTGCGCCTTTCTATGGACACATATTGGACTCGCTCGAAAGCAGGATACTTGCCTCAAACACAGGAGCAACTAAAACCAAGGCTGTGTTTGATGAGCTGCTTAACACTGGCCTTAAGAACACTGATGTTCAAGGCACAACAACTTTTGGCAATGCTCTAAAGTCAACAGGGATAAACGCTGACAGGTCGATAGCGAGTTATGCAGACAGATATTACGACACAAACAGATTCGCTGATGTTGCAACCAATCCTTTGCCAGCCACAGTTAGAGCTGAGATTCAGGCTCACGCAGATGATTTGCTTGTGAACAGAAGGCAATCGCTTTTAGATGATTTTGAAGAACTTGGAAACCTTAGCCCGACTGACAAACAGCTTCAAAGATACGCCAATCAATTGGCTTTCAAGAAAGTATTTAGTGACCTTAGGGTTCCACAATCAACAGTCAACAACATAAACGCTGAGGTTATAAGCTTTAAACTGCCTAAGCCTCTTGGCCCTATAATGAAAATGTTCGATGAATATACCAATCTTACCAAGGGTGGCCTTACTATCATAGCTCCCGGCTTCCATGGAAGGAATCTTATATCAGGTTTGACCACAAACATAGCGTCAGGAAGCGCAGGAACAAGACCATGGGAAGTAGTCAATAACGCCTATCAAGCTGACAAGGCTGCGTCAGGAGGGGTGATTGAAGGCATTACTAATCTTCCTTTGTTTAAACAAATTAATAGCGAAAGAGCCAAGAACGGGCTTGGACTGTATGACGATGTTGCTGCAACAAAAAGATTCAACGAGTTGCTGCATGAGTACGGAGTCATATCTCCACATACAACAAGTGATTTAGTTGTCGAGCCAGCTCAGCTCGCAGAGAAAATTGCCAAGCAGATACCGGGTGAAGTACCAGTGAGGTCAGCTTCCAGCTTGGCTAAAGGATTCTGGGATGTGGCAAAACCAAATGCTGCGACAGGAAACTTAGAAACAAACTTCAAAAATCTTTTGCCAATGGTTGTTGAAAACGGCCAGCTAAGATCCAACATGGATAACTTTGCGCCGTTCACTTGGGGGCGTGATGTCAACCAGAAAATTGAAGGGGCAAACCGAGGCGGTGCTTTCTTGGGGTTTCTCAAGCAGGGGTACACACCGGAGCAAGCAGCTAGGATGGTCAACGAGAGCCATGTGGATTACTCTGCGCTCACAAGCTTTGAAAAAAATGTGATGAAAAGGGCGATACCATTTTACACATTCACCAAAAACATGGCGCCGTTTGTCGTTCGGGATATCACCGAACATCCCGGTGGTTTGATGGCGCAGTACGCCAAGACCGCTGGCAGGATGCGTAGTCAGGATGAGAACACCGCACTGCTTCCCACTCACCTTGGAAGCTCGATGTTGTACGACACTACAGAGCTAAACCAAATGCTAGGTGGTGTCAAGCCTGAAGGTACTAGGACTTTCTTTACTGGTCTTGATCTTCCGGTGGATGTTGTCGCCCAGTATGCAAGCAATCCGTTCTCTCAGAACCAAGCGTTCCGAGGGTTGGAAAGTATTCTTGGAGCAACCAATCCATTGTTTAAAGGCCCGTTGGAGCTGGCTACCAACAGGCAATTCTTCGGGCATCGAAACTTGGATGACCTTTACAGTCCGACAGGGAGCAGGATTCTGGATCAGCTGCTGATGAATTCCCCGCTGTCGAGGATTGCAAGCATGGGCAAGACGCTTGTCGATGAAAGGAAAGACCCGCTGACTAAGGCGCTTAACCTTACTCTTGGTGGAAGGTTCACCGATGTGGACACGCAGAAGTGGATGAACCTCAGGGCCAAGGAGCTGATCAAAGAACAGCTGACTGGCACCAACGGCATAGGAACATTTGAAAAAATCTATGCACGGCCTGACAAAATCAATGAGCTAAACAGGGAGCAGATAGAGTTGCTTAGGCTTCAGCGCAACATGGAAAACAACGCACTGCTATACAAGAAGAAGCACCCAGAGTTGTATAAGAAACCTATATCTCAGTGATTTTAAAATCGTAAATAGCTTCTACCAATTTCTTTTTTAATTTATAAATCTCAGTCCTGTATCCCTTGACATCTTCGACTACGGTACCGTGAGTTTGCAGGTCACGGTACACGAAGTCAGCGACATATCGACATATCTTTTTACCGTTGACGGTGATCAGATACGGCACCTGTGTCGCTAGATCTGAGATCACCCCCCCTCTTAAAAGAAGTAAAAGTTCAGCATACCGTTTGCCCTCCTTCTGTGAGTGGAATTTGATTCCGTTCACCACCACAATACGGTTGTTGTACTTATTTCTTTTCATTGTTCTTCCGCTTTTTTTTCTCACGCTCTTTCTTAAATCCGACTTGAAAGATCGAGCCATCATCCATCATTTTCTTTACTCTTATGAATTCGCTAACAGCCTTGTCTTTCCCGTTCACAAAATTCCTGATTGACTGCACATAGCCAAGCTCGTCCACTGTCTCAAGACTCAAACACCAAGTCTTTGGATTCTTCTCCTCGTCCCAGCAAACGCCTATCCAGCTGAGGTTCAGCTCTAGGTCGTGCTTGCTGTAGTATCCCTCGTTAGTGTAAGACGGATCCCTGATAAGATTAGACCATTCCTCTTTGTCAATTGACTTGTCTTGTTTGTTGAAGTAAAGAAGGTCTGCCATTAATAACTCCTGTCTAAAAAAACAGGGGTCACTTATGTAACCCCTGTGCTTGTCGCATGTCATTTAACCTGAACACGCTATTTAGAATCGCCCTCCGTGCCTTCCAGAATCTCAGAGCTATCCGGCTTGCTTAGTGTTTCTTTAAGCATGCTGGTCTTGGTTCGCCTAGGTGTATCATCCTGTTTAATGGCTTTAATATCAACAGGAATTTCCATTGGTGGAACCGAAAAGCCAACGCCGTGATATGGTCTTTCGTCCTCGTCAATTGCACTGTGGAGTTCAGTGCATAAAGGCAAACGCTTTGCCAGCTTTTTGATCACAGTCTTTTTGGCCATCTCCGTGAACGCCGTGTTCCATGGGGATAACGCTCCAGCCTTGGAATACCTTTCCTTGTGATCTATGATCTGGGCCAAGCTCATGTACTCAAGATCACTGGCGTTGTTCTTGAAGAACACGCTGCTATAAAACCCAATGATGTCACCGGGGTCACCGCCAAGATACGGCTGATGACTAAAGCACGGGTTGTCTGAATAGCTGATGCTAAACTTATCCTTTGAGTACACTACCCGTGCGTCAAACCTGAGGATCTTGTCCGACCTGTACGCCAGCTCAACCAAGCCCCGGTATCCTATCTGGAAGTTGGCCACCGCCCCGCCCTTCCCACGATACGGTACTAGGTAAGCTTGTCCAAGGGCGCCAGTCAACTCGATGTTCAGCTCAGCTGCCTTGACTATCCCTGCTAGAATGCTGGCCTGTGAGCAATCCATCAAGTCAGGGGTTGTCTGCACCAGTGTCATGGCTGTGCGTATCAGCTTGTCAGGCTTCACAGTGGCTGCGCATGCCAAGGATATCTGTTCCTTGACCCTAGGGTCATTTAGGAATGTCCTCAATTCCTTGGTCTTGTTTGATGTAGTTGCTATTTCTGTACTCATGGCTAATCCTCTTTCAATTTAAATGTAGTTTTGTAAAATGTACCGGGCTTAACTGTAAACTCCTTGCGTTCTACCAACCGCCTTTCTATTACGCCACCTGTTGGAAACCTTCCGATCTCTGCGTCACCCATCAGGAGAATAATGTCAGCTTGCGCCTTCTCCTTCTCCTCATTTGCTGCTGCCTCTTTCTCCTTGCTGTCAAGGTAAGTCTGCAGCAAAGTGACGCTCTCTACTGGCAAGTCAACGCTCTTGCCTGATACTGCTTTGAATTTCTTTATTAACTCCCTGCCAGCCGGACTTGTAGTGTCAGGTGGTGGCGGGTTTTTGTTGATCACCCTGTCCCAAAATTCATGGGCCAAATCCTGCAAGCTCTTGATGACATCATCATCTCTTTCGACTTTGTATATCCTGAAATCTGAAGTGTCAATCAACACTGGTACATACGCAGTCTTGTGTCCGCTGACACCCATCTGGTAATGCACCTGCACCAAATACTGAATCGGTATCTGGTCTGTCATTTGCTCGCCCCATTTGCTGGCGTTGCGTGACGATGTGGTCTTGATCTCAACCACAACCTCCTCTCCGTCAGGCATGACAGCGACCCTGTCCAGTGACGCCATGATGTGGGGATGTTCGGCAAGCTGCATGATCTGCTGAGGTGGAGCCTTGACCACAGCACCGGTCACCCGTGCGAACTCGTCAGCTACCACAGGCTCAAGGATGTTCCCCCAATGGGTAAACTGGTTGGAGAATTCGTTGACTTCGTCCGATGTCTTGTCCAGATAAATTTCAAACGCAGACTTGTATGGGTTAACTCCGGCCAATGCGCTCATGTCACTGGCACCAACCCCACGCTTCCTAGCTTTGAGCCACTCGTTCCTGTCCATAATTAATCCTTTCAGAGATCTTATAAAATTTAGTAGTAGGTATCAACACGCACGGTTCAATATCCTCAATGTCGTTGCGATCTTTTCTGCCTCCCAAGATTATGTTTTGATTGTAAAAACAATCAAAGCTTCCTATGTATATCCCGTCCTTGGCTCCTATCGCCAAGGCAAACTTCACGCCTGTCATGTCAAACAAAGTCTTGGCGAACATCCACTTCTTAAGTGACAGCATGTAACCGCCGAACATATTAATTTCTGCCATGGTGTAGTTTCTTTGTTTGATTTCAACCCACGCAGCAATCTTGTCACCACGCCGTGCGATGTAGTCAATCTCCCATTTGCGTGGAGCCTCAATCATTTCGCAATCCATATATTGTTCGATGCGAGCAGCAATAGTTTTCTCATTTATTTTATTTTTTTCCGTTTCGTAAATCTTTTGCACGACTTGTCCTCCATGTTTATGTAAAGTGTTAGGTATCCTGCCATGTCCACTATGTTGTCTCTCTTGTGCCTAGCTATTTCCCTGCACAGTTTTGTCGCCACCATGCACAGCAGCACATCCTTAGGTTTAACCTTTGTCTTTAGGATCTCAGACCACAGATCTGCAGTCCTCCGATAGTTGTCCTCAGGTTTCCCGTAGTATTTACCACGCTCCCTTATAGTCTTTGACACCTGACCAAACAAGCTCTTAGTCATCGAAATACTCCTCGTAAATATCCTTTGCCTGTGTGACATCAGCCACAGGAAGCGGTTCCTTTCCGGGGTTTATGAGTACGGAAACCTTTGCTGCACTAAGCAGCGTGTGGTTCCCGTACTCCATGGCAATGGCAAAGGCGTTGGATTGCTTTGGAAACAGGAGAATTCTTGCCAGCTCAAGGGCTTGCTTTTCCATAGGCTTTGTGTACCCGGCCTTGACATAAACCTTCATCACCTCGCAAAACAAAACCTCGTTCGCACTCGGAACCCTATCGGGCTGTGGCAACCTTGCCATTGGAACCTCCCTTCAAAAGTTTGAGTTCATTCCTGACATACAAACTTACAAGCTTAAGAGTCCAGCCTGACTTGCCGTTTCTGATTTGTTTTCGCCCGTGAGTCCAGCACCTTTGATTGGCGACAGTTTCTGGAAGCTCGAACCCGGTGCGTTCAAGCTCTTCAAGTACAAGGCGATAAGTGATGTGTGTTCTCTTGGTGTACTGATGGTTGTCAACCATTCCTGTTGCGACATTCTCAGGTGACGGCCCAACCCTGACATCCTTGGCGTAACCAATCTTCTTGCTGATCTCCTCCTTGATCTTGTTGATCGCAGTCACACGGCAGGTGGCAATTATTTTTGGGTCGCATGTTCCAGCCATCTGCCTGATACTCTCTAGCTCCTTTGACTTCTTCATTCTTCTTGAAAGCAAAGTCCTGCGAATCTGCTGAAGAAGATTGCGTTTCTTTTGGCGCTGGGCAGGGTGGCGTTTCATCCTGCCCTCGTACCCTGAAGCCTTGACCTGCGCCAATGTCCTGAGGTACACCTTGAAGATGTGTTCCCCAATAGCTTTTTCTTCTGGCATCTCAAACCCACGCTTGTGTTCCTTGCTCCATCTCCAGCAGTATGGGGTGTTGCGATACCCAAGAGAAGCCTCGGTGTTGAAAGGTTTCTGTCCTACGAAAAACTCCTCGACATATTTCTTTCTGACACCTTGCACTTCCCTTGTCCTAGTCACAATCCGCGACCTCTCAAAGTCTGCGACTGACGCTAGGATTCCAGCCATAAGCTTGCCGACATCTGAGTCCGTGGAGACATTGATGTCCAACAAATGCACTGCGACCCCACGCTCCTTGAGTATCTCCATGGTGTGCGCCATGTCCCGCATATTGCGGAACGCACGGTCAAGCTTGGTGACTATCACTGCGTCACCCGGCTTGGTTATCCTGAGGATCCTAGCCCCGCCAGTCCTGTTCTCAAACGACTTGGTTGCGCTGGTTGCTGCGTCCTCAACGATCTCGAATTCATGTGTGGATTTAAACTTGTAATCATAGAACCGTTGCAGACACTCGGTCTGCGCAAGCAGTGTAAGCTCCTGCTTGCTGGTGCTACCCCTGACATATCCGTAAACTTTCCCCATGGTAATCTCCTTTCAAGAGAATAACTTTATAGTTTCCAACTCCAACTTTTCAGTGATATTCTTCTCACTAAAACCAATGATCACAGCGTCACCATAAACACCTGCAGTCCGGTAAATTATGTTTGATGCTAGTTGCGACTTGCTGTCGATTGTCTCCCTCATGTTGTTATATTCGCAAATAAAATCAAACACGCTGCTATACTTCTCAACGCACGAACCTATGACGCCTGACGCACCATTGCGATCTATGTCATGCTCCAGCCATTGGGTCGTAATTATTCTTTTGTTTAGCACTGCATTAGACAACTTGTCCAGCGCACTGTTTGACCCGGTGTCGTCATCTAGGCAGCTTTTGTCAAGCGTTATCCAATGCTCAACGCTTTTGTTGTACCCATCAAATACGCATTTCCAAATCTGCTCGTCAGGTGTTCCAGTAATGTTGATGTTGACTACCACCTTGTAACCGTAATTGTTCTTATGCCTGAGAAGTTTTTTCTTGCAGCATCTGAACCACGAATTCAGTGTCTTGTCTGTGTTCATGTTGATTTTCATTCGTCATCCCTGACCCTTCTTACTGTTACATACTTCTCCCCAAACCCGTCAGGTATTTGGCTACCGACAGCCATGGTTCTCATGGTATCAGGCAGGATAAGATTTAGCCATTCGCAAATAGCCTTGGCCAGAAGCCACTGGGCTTCTTTTTCCTGTGGAGTTGATGACATTGGGAATGTTACGATTGGCTTGCCTGAGGTGCGCTGCTTCTTAACCTCGCCAACGCACACGATTGCGACTTGTCCGTCCAGTGTACCGGCCACCTCGCATAGCACAAGCTCGGCAAAATACTTGTGCTTGGTTTCCTTGTCCTTTACGATTTTAAACCCATGCTCTGTTCGACTAGCCATTGTGTATCCTTTCGTTATGGTAGTGGTGAAGTGGAAGTTGTAAACAAATAACCTCCACTTGTCTATGCCAATATTTTTATTTATTACAAATAGTCTTACTCCTGATTACACTTGGGAAGTCTGTGGAACTTATGAAAGATTTGCCGACCTCGATGACATCGTTGCGCAGCTGCATGTCCTCGTTCTTCATCCTGTCAACCGTGTAGCACCATGGGAAAACATGCTCGGTCACTGCACTTCCGTGACTGTCAGCCACCACGATGCGATAGGTGTCGTTGGCGTGATTGTCAAACTTGCTGTTGTCCTTCGGCCCAGTGCGTGACATGTAAAGGTTGTCATGGCATCGGATGAATATGGAGTTGAAGCAATTGATTGCATGATTGAATAGCATCGGGGCGATGATATGCCCAGCCAGATTGCGACAGTCATGCGCCGTGGCGATGGCGTTGCCTGATTCCCTGTGCAATTTCTTGACAAGCGCCCGTGCATTGGTGGCAATCATCGGGTCAGTAAGATCGTATTCCATGTTGAGATACTTGGTTTTCATCTTCACCAGATTGAACCCCTGCTTAGTGCCAAGATCTTCCTCCAAGCTGTCGTGCATGTGTCTGCCCTCAGTGCTGAAGATGCGCATGGAATCCATGGTTTCCATCTCGGCGAGAAAGCTTGAGAAAGCCTCTGTGATTTCCTTGCTCACCTCATGCTGGCACACATCGTCATAGCGTGGCAGGTTGCTGAACACTTTCCGGCCATTCACCATGTCTACAGTGACAGGCTTCATCGTGTCGCATTTGATGGCAAAGGTTACGCCGGTTGGCTTGTGCTTGACGAACACACGCTGATGCTGGGAAACGGTGTCACGACTGGAATCAACATACTTCTGGAATTGGGTTGCGCCCATGTTACTCATGTCACATCCGTGATCAATACGCACCCCCTCGTACACGATCATGTCACTGCCGATATCCCTTGGCTTGCTGTAAACATGGGTCGTCATCCCGCCAGACCAAGTCAGTCCACGGGCAAACACACGGTCAAAGAACCGTGGCGTCACAAACATACTGCGGATAGATCTTGTGCCTGAAATATATGGGTGCTTCTCATACGCAGTGGTGCCGATGAAATTCAAAGCGTGACTGACTTCACGATCCAGCGGAGATGAAAGTCCACTTGACATTCGAGCATCGTCCCACCCACGCCTACCTTTCTTATCTTCTTGGTAAACTGACACGCACGATTTACCAAAGGTTGCATTGTCAATCTTGGTGGAGTACATGTCATCAAGCAGGTACTCAAACTTGAAACCGGCATCGACACCCTTGAACCACATCATGCCTGACGCAATAGCGTTGCGCTGGCTTGGAGTGTGAGTGTTGTACATGTAATTGTGCATAGTCCTAGACTTGACCAGACATCGGGTGACAGTTCTAAGATTCTTTGGTGACTGTATGCAGTAACGATGCTTGCGGAAGTGGGCGTTCCAATCGCAGTTATAATGAATGGGATTTATAGCAAGCCCTGATTCGTAGTCGCTTTGGCGCCTAGCAAGTCTGGGATCTGACGGCGTTGACTTGCTTCCAAAAACCATGTCAACGCTAAGGATGCCGTATGTCCATCCGCATTCATCATTAAAAACGCTGGCCGGATCATCGTTCTTGGTGTCCTCTCTAGTGATGCGAATGCACCCCATGAACACACGGGCCATCATGTGACCGACATAGTCAGCCATTATGTTAAGACCCATTCTAACCACTTCGTCAGGGATGTACTTGTTAAGCACATCACGGGCGCTGCTTGAGTAAGTTTGAAAACTGTGTAAACCGTTGACAACCTTGGTTGTCTTGCGCTTAAGCCTGCTGAATATCTCGAGCAAGGATTGCTCGTTGTCTTGAAACACGCTGCCAACCTTGTCGTTAACAGGATTTGAGTAATAGCTGTCAGGGTAGTACTGCTTAGTCGCAATACCAGTAAGGTTGCCGTGCCACCTTGAGTCTTCTGCGCTTCGGGCAGCTGATTTTGTGGCAACTTCGGATATAAACGGCCAAGCCGGGTAATAGCCAACGACATAGCAGACCACATAATTCCTGAAACCAAGATAGTGTTTGAGGTCGTGGTTTGTGATAGGATGAGTATAGTCTGCTGCTAATCCTAGTTCTTTGTCAGTCATAAAATAGCTGTGGCTTTTGCACCTAGACTGAGCTGACGCAAAGTATCTGCGCAGCGCAGACTTTATGTGCTTGTGTATGCGATGATAGCTTGCGTCATCACGCAAAAGGTTGCGCATAAACAAAGATCTCATCTCGCCGTAGAACACATCAGCTGGGTGATTTGAAGATTCTTTGTAGCCTTGGTTTGCAACTCGATAATTTGAATAACTGCCAAACCCGTTGCGCATTACGCCCTGCGCAAACTTCATTGCATGGTACCACAGCTGATCCCTCGCTTTGACATAGTGGCCTTCATCCGTTGGGATGAAGTACGGGTGACTGTCCCTTTGCATTGTCATCTTGTTTAGCTTGGCATGCTCAGCCATGCCATAAAGAGTGTAATCAACTCCGCACACTTTAACTTTCCTGACCTTACACATAACGCACTACCTTTCTACTCTGTACAGAGTAAACAACCATCGGATCGAGCTGGCCACCAACGCAGTAGCCAGCCCGATGCCGTCATCTATTCGCCGACAATATCCACAAGCGTTCCATATGCCGGTGGCTCACCGGGTACACAGCCTTGGTCGTACCGAACCCAGATAACATCAACGCATGGGTCATCCGGGTATATGGAATGACAGTCAGTAAGACTGACGATTATCTCAGCGTCAGCAACCAACGCTTTCTGGATTGCGTCAATGTGGGATGTCCCACCTGACACAGATTGAGGCATAACAAACTCGTCCTCAGGGTTAAACTCAGTCACGCTGTAGGCATGCACATGGTGCATGACTAACACCATTTCGCACTTGGCCTCGGTGCGGAACGACTTAATCTCCGCAACGAACTCAGCCAAGGTTTTATTGTTGATAGAACCTGATGTGTCAATCAACACTGCCACCTTGGGGCATGCCTTGCCACTGAGAACAGGGAGTATCACGCCCTTGGCAGCACGGCGTGATGGCCTTGTGTACAAGTAGTCTTGACGAACCTTCCGTGTGAGAAGGTCTTGCAGCACACGGCGCCAGTCAACCGATGGTCGCACGGCGTCAATAGCAGCACGGATTGATCCGGGCATATTGCCACGGGTCATCTCCGCTGCGACTGCAACCATGGCACGGGCGTCAGCCTCGGCCTCTTTGGGATGTGGCGCCTCGAGTACCTCGCCAAAACCGCCACCACCACCCTGTTTCTTGGGTGGCTTAGGCCCGCCACCTCCGGGTTGATTGCCAGACTGGTCGCCGGTCTGACCACCGGGCTGGTCGCTCGGTTGATCGCCTTGACCGGGCTTATCGCCCTTGTCTCCGGGCTTGCTGCCCGGATTGGGACATGGCTTTTCAGGCATGTCCGGCAACATGGTGTAATACTCCTCAGCCATCTTGCCAGATGGCATGTTAGAGTACGCTCCGCACCCTGCGACCACGGCGCCTGACGGCAGCGCCATGCCGGATTCTAAAACAATCGAATTGATCGCAAGATCGCATGCGATGTTCCAGCGCTGGTGATTCCTTGTACCCTTGCGACAGTGATGCAACACTGCAACATGCAGTACTTCATGGGCAATGACACCCACTATCTCCCGCTCGGAAAGCGTGGCAATAAACTCAGGGTTGTATATGATCTCCTTGCCATTTGTGGCAAAGGTTTCGACCTCAGGAGAACACCTGCCCGGCAACCGCATGGCAACGGCGCTGTAAAAAGCGCCAGCCCCACGGTTACCGAACCGACCAAGCATCAGCGCAACGAGCGCTGACTTGTACTTCCTTTCCATCTCGTTGAAATTATCCATAACGCACTTCCTTTCTTAAAAGTAAAACCTAGTTAGCCGAACCTGCGAGTATAGCTGCGGTTGACGCAGCCACCTTGACATCGTCAAGGGCTTTGATGACTGACGACAAGTCAGTCTGTAAGGCAGTCTGAAAGAACTTGGCTTTCTCAATCAGATTGGCAGCCTCCTTCTCTCTGTTGAGAAGCGCCTGACCCCTTAGGTCACCGCTTGACACATCTTCGTAGACCAACCCGCACTTGCGGTTGAGGTCTTGGATGGCAGCGGAGAGAACGCTTGCTCGCTCCTCGTCATTCAGCTCATGCCGAAAGATTGAAAACCGGAAGCTGCCACCAGTGGCGCCTTGTATGACACTCTCTACTTGGTCAAGCAATGGCTTGACCGATTCGGGAATCCAATAGACGGCCCCGGAATCCTTTAGGGGGACGCCATTGAACCCCGATGTGCTGCTTGTTAGCAGCCTCCTGAGGGCATCAGTCAGCTCGATGGCTGAAACACGGCCAGCTGCTTTTCTATACTCTGTTGTGACCTGATCGACCAACGACTGGTCGAAAGGACTGACAGTCATCGTTTGGTCAGGAAACATGATGAACGACCTCTCATGGTTGAGGTCGTTTTCCTCTTCTCCCTTGGTTTCACGCACTACGGCGTAACCATTCTTGCCTTTCAATGGCCTGATCAGCCAGCTTTGCCCGGTGTACACTTGCTTCAGCGCATGCAGAAGAGAAGCAAGTGGCGTTCGTGGATTGGGAATAAACTGCTTAAAACCAATTGGCAACAGCCCCGAAGCTAACACGCTGTGGTCAGCTTCCACAGCGTTCCACAGTACAACCACACCCCTACCATGAATAGTATTCATTGCACTACCTTTCTACTCTGTACAGAGTAAACATGTCGTCCGTCTGGGACTCATCAGCAGTGGCGATTACCACTGGACGCCCGAAGGCGTTTCGTCCTCTACGCCATTAGGCGTAGCATGTCTTGGTGATCCTTAGACCACCGGACATAAGCTGGGATCTTAAGCATCTTTTTCACGAAGGACTTGGGGTCTTTCGCAAAGATAGACTTGAAGTACATGGCAGCGAACTCCGGGGTCATCCGTGTCGCCAGTGTCACACAGCTGTCAAGCTGTGCTTCCGTGGCGTTCATCGAACGCTCGCTAAGCCCGGCAGTGATGGCATACCGGATGTCGTTCCCATCCGGGATCTCGCATGTCGTGGGGTTCGCCAGCATCGCTGGCAAATCGAATTTTCCGAACACGGATAACCACGCCCAATATGATGGGGCCACCCCCGGCCCTATCAGGCCGTTGATAATATCGTAGTCCGGTTCTGCGAACCGGCTGAGCATCTCCCAAGATCGTGGCGTTGGAAACGGAGTGCCATCGACCTTTGGCACGCCGGGCGATAAGTGCTGTGGACACATCTCAATGAACCCAGTGACCTCCTTGCGGATGCCATTGGCGTATGCCCACGGCATCCAGCTGTCGAGATCCATTTCAACCTCCACGATACACAAACGATTAGCCATCGGGCTAATCAGGCCAGTGCAACCAGCCCTATCGCTGGACTTGTTTCCAGCCAGCACAATAAGTGTGCTTTCTGGAAGCTTGAAATCACCGAACGAACGGTCAAGCACAAGTTGCAAGCATGCTGCCTGAACCTGCTTGTTGGCTTGGGTAAACTCATCTAAAAATAACACCGTGGTGGTTCCGTCATCCGGGGGAAGCTGTGATGGCTTACCCCAACAGACATTGCCGTCCTGCACAAACGGAAGCCCACGAAAGTCTGTGGGTTCCAGCATGGAACACCTGATGTCCACCATGCGATACCCTTTCGCATCGCATAGTTGACGCACGACAGACGACTTTGCCAATCCGGGTGACCCGGAAACCATTGGGACTACTTGAGCGTCCCAACACTTGCTAACGAATGAACTAAGTTTGCTAATCAACATGACTGTTCTCCTTTCGAGAGATATGTCGTTTACTCTGTACAGAGCAAACATTCCTTTCTAACCGACAACCGACAGTCAGAAGAAACAACGCATTTCAACTGACAGATTACCATTATACCAGATTGTGCGTCTGGTGTCAAGTAAAATATGCTATCTACTGCTGATTTTCGGCCGTGGCGATAGCGTTTATGATAAACGCGTTGTCACAGCCAATCCAATTGACGCAAGCCTCCCGGCATATGCCGGACTGCTTGCTAGTTGTTTGCGAATACCTTTCGGTATTTAATAACCAAAACTTTCCGTTATGAAAAGCTAAGGGAAAATGTGGCCCGTACGAGTACACAGCGTACCCATGAAGGCCAACTTTCTTTCCATACAGGGTTCCCGTATGGTTTGAAAACTCTTTCAGCCCCTTAATATGCCAAGAGGCCCGGCAGTTTGCCACTTTGGTCATGGCGTTTCCTTTCAATCAATAAAACACCCCACCCTATAATCTCGGACAGATGCTGGTCACAACGAGTGCCAGCAAGATAGGGTGGGGATACGGTGGCGGTCATCAAGAGACAAAGGGGCTACCCTTTATGTACTTGATGATTCGCCTTAATAGTTTAACAACATCCTTGGGATCTTCAGCCCCAAGAATAACTGGTGAATCACAATAACTTACTATTTGCCCTTGAACATGGTAAATTTCTTTTACCATGTAGTAATGGTTATCTTTGTCGCCTGTTTTGACAAGCGCATAGTAAGGGTTATCTTTGTCGCCTGTTTTGACAAGCGCATAACACCAATTCATTGGTGTTTTTACAGGAGTTGGTTTTTTGGCCATTTCCCTTGCATGGTTTTCTTTTACAATACGCAAGCATGCTGCTTGCGTTTTCTTGCTTGGAGTTTTTAATTCTTCCAAGAACAACTTTTTCTTTTTCTTCATATACATTCCTTTCGCAGTGTCACACAATAAAACAACCACGCTGGACACTACAGCGTGGCGTTCGACTTCCACCGTTTACTCTATATAGAGTTGACCGGGTCGGCATTGTGCTTGACCCGCTTGATCCCGATAGCCTTGGGAGCAATCACTCCCACACGGACTTTTTGTTCAACCATGACGACAATCTTTTGGCCGTCAGGCAGGTTGATTTCAAGGCGTTCCGACTTGGGATCTACAGTTACGACTAACATAATGAGAATTCCTTTCTCGTTTACTCTGTACAGAGTAACCAATGATTAACAAGCTGCCACCAACGCCGTGGCAATCAACAATCAACTACTTATTAACCATTAGAGTATATTGTAACACAATATATCCCTAGTGTCAAGTATCGTGGAGGTTTTGTGACGACCATCAAACAGCTTTCCCCGCATGCGTGGCGCAATGCGCTTGCGCAAAATACTTAATGGTAGGTTTTACTCTGTACAGAGCAAATAGCAATCGTGGGCTGTCAGTCAGTGGCGGTTAATCGTGGCGCAAAGATTAGGCAGGGGGGGGGGGACGAAAAAAAATCCAAAAAAAATCCCCCATGGAAACGATCCATAGGGGAAAAAATAGGGCAGAGAATAGGATTTTAGGTAAAGAAAAAACAAACAAAAAACACAAAAAAACAAGTTAATAATTAGATTGAAAGATCAACCTTTTTATTGTTTTTGATAGTCTCATCAATACAAGC